ATGGTTTATCTCCCTCCTGAGCCGGGGGCCCTTCACGCATGCGTGCGCGAACTACTACTCCCCCGAGCTCCCCCAGTCTTGTCCGCGCTGAGCGTACGCGCCCCCTCCGCATCCTTCGGGCTCTGCGGGTTCGCGGGTTGCACCTTCAGGCAGTGGACTCTCCTGACCCCGGCCAGGTGCCATAGACCGCGACGGCGGTCGCCGGGGCACGTGTCTTCCCACTCGCCACCGCGAGCAGCTCACTCCGTGTCAGCTCGCGGTGGTCCACCTCTAGGAGCAGCATGTCCACCCTGCGTGAGGCCTTCGACAAGGCCGTCGAAGACAACCCCCACGCACTCGACGTGGACGGCGCACTCATCGCCGCCGGCCAGACCATGGCGTCGGCGATCGACAGCATCACCGCCGACCCCGAAGCCACCGCGACCGAGAAGACGAAGGCGCTCTACCTGACGCCGCACCTCGTCAGCATCCTGAAGGAGCTTCTCGCCACGCCGGCCGCTCGGCAGCAGTTCAACATCGCGACCGGCGATGCCAAGAAGGCCTCCCGCCTCGCGCTCATCAAGGGACAGGCCAAGTCCCCCAAGGAGTAGCCATGGCTCAGGGCCTTCTCGGCAACGAGGTTCCCCGCGTCTACACGCCGCCGCTGCGCGAGCTGACGCCGGAGACCTCGCTGGGCTTCTCGCTGATCGCCTTCGCCGACATGCTCGGCATTCCGCTTCTGCCCTGGCAGCGGTGGCTCGCGATCCACATGCTCGAGCTTCTCCCGAACGGCAAGTTCCGCTTCCGCACGGTCATCCTGCTGGTCGCCCGCCAGAACGGCAAGTCGACCTTCTCCCAGATTCTCGCCCTCTTCTTCATGTACGTGGTCGAGGTGCCGATGGTGCTCAGCACCGCGCAGAACCTCGACATCGCAGAAGAGGTCTTCGCCGGCGGCGTCGAGATTGCCCAGAACGACCCGGAGCTCGCACCGCTCATCGTGCGTGAGGTCCGCGTCAACGGCAAGCGCGCCCTCGAGCTGGACAACGGCGCCCGCTGGAAGGTGCAAGCAGCTACTCGCCGCGGCGGTCGTGGTCTCTCCGGCGACCTCGTCTTCCTGGACGAGCTCCGCGAGCACCAGAACTGGAACGCCTGGTCGGCCATCTCGAAGACGACGATGGCTCGCGACAACTCCATCGTCTTCGTCCTCAGCAACGCCGGCGACATCTCGTCGGTCGTGCTCCGCCACCTGCGGATGCAGGCGCACAAGGCGCTCGGTGACCCGGACGGTCTCTGGATCGACCCGGCCACCGGCCAGCCGATCGAGGAAGAGGTCATCGACCTCGATGACGAGGAGCTCCCGACCGACGAGACGCTCGGCATCTTCGAGTGGAGCGCCAAGCCCGGCCGGTCGACCCGCGATCGCAAGGGCTGGCAGGAGGCTAACCCCTCCCTCGGCCACACGATCACCGAGAAGGCCATCATGGCCGCGCTCATCAGCGACCCTGAGTGGACCTTCCGCACGGAGGTGCTCTGCCAGTGGTTCGACGGCGCGACGGAAGGCCCCTTCCCCTCTGGAACCTGGGCCGGCAGCACGGACCCGGAGTCCCGGCTGGACCCGACCTCGCGTGTCGTCTATGGAGTCGACACCTCGTGGGACCGGACGATGACGCGCATCGCGATCGCAGGGTACCGCCCCGATGGACTCCCGCACTTCGAGGTCGTCGCATCCCGCGCCGGGACTGACTGGGTCATCCCCTGGCTGGAGGACCCTGCCCGTGCGTTCAAGCCGGCCGGCGTCGTCTGGCAGGTCAACGGTGCGCCGGTCAGCTCGATCACCGACGGCCTGCGCAAGTCGAAGCTCCCCCTCATCGAGTGGGCCGGCTCCGACCTGAGCCGCGCCACGGGCCAGTTCTACGACGCCATCGCCCATCTGGACGACGACGAGCAGCATGATCCGCTCATCTTCCACCGCCCCCAGCCTGCCCTCGACGTGGCAGCTAACACCGCCCTTCCCAAGGCCGCCGGAGACGGCTGGCTCTGGGACCGCTCGAAGTCGCCGGCTGATATCAGCCCGCTGGTCGCCGCGACCGGCGCCGTCTGGGGCCTCCTCAACAAGGAGGTCGTCAACCGGCGCTCCGCGTACGAGGCAGAAGACGCCGAGCTTATGATGCTCTGATATTAGGAGGACCCATGGCATGGCTCGAGTCAGCCGTCAAGGCCGCCTCCGTCTACTTCGGCACTGGTCCGTGGTCGGCGGGAGCTCCCGCAGGGCCCATGGCCGGCGGAGAAGCCTTCGCAGGCACGATGGACGCCGGCGTAGCCCGTTCGATCGTGGACAGCATGGGCGCAGGGGACCTCTACGCCACCCAGCCGCACCTGCGGACCGTCGTGAGCTTCGTCGCTCGCAACGGTGCGCAGCTCGGCCGGCATGTCTTCAAGAAGGGCGCCGACGACAGCCGCGAGCGCGTCAAGGGCGGGGTCTCGGACCTCCTCTCGAAGCCGAACGACTACCAGACCGGCTTCGACCTCTTCAACATGCTCTTCAGCGAGCTCGCCCTCTACGACATGGCCGTATGGGTCCCCAAGCTGACCGACAAGGGCTGGACGATCGACCCCATCCCGGGCGAGTGGATCGTCGGCATCAAGAAGCAGGACGCCTTCCGCCAGGCCGGCTACGAGGTCAAGTACCCGACCAAGAACACCACGGAGTTCCTGCCGGCCAGCCAGGTCATCGTCTTCCGCGGCTACAGCCCGAACGGCTTCCAGCGCGGCTCGTCCGCCGTCCGCTCCCTGCGAGGGACGCTCGGCGAGCAGGTAGCCGCCATGGACTTCCGCTCGCAGATGTGGCGCCGCGGCGGCCGGGTCGGCATGTACATGACCCGCCCCAAGGACGCCCCCGAGTGGTCGCCTGAGGCCAAGAAGAAGTTCGTCCAGAACTGGCGGGCCAACTGGTCCGGCGACGGTGCCTCCGCGGGTTCCACCCCCCTCCTCGAGGACGGGATGGAGCTCAAGCGGGTCGGCTTCAACGCCAAGGAAGAGCAGTGGCTCGAAGCCGCGACGCTCTCGCTGGCCACAGTCGCCGGCGCCTACCACGTCCCGCCCTCCATGGTCGGCGTGCAGAACGCAGCCGCCTCCTTCGCTTCGGTGAAGGAGTTCCGGAAGATGCTCTACACCGAGACGCTGGGCCCGCTCATCGCGCAGGTCGAGGAGACCATCAACAACTTCCTCTTCCCGTTCGTCGGTGCGCCGGCCAACCAGTACCTCGAGCTGAACATCAGCGAGAAGCTCCAGGGTGACTTCGAGGAGCAGGGCAACGTCCTGTTCCAGGCCGTCGGCGGTCCGTACATGACGCCCGACGAGGCCCGCAAGAAGGTCAACCTGCCCCCGATCGAGGGTGGCGACCAGCTTCTGGTGCCGCTCAACATGGGCGCGGCCGGCAACAACGGCCCCGCCGCAGACGAGCCGATCGACACGGGCTCATCTGGAGCCGCAGAATCCGCACAGGCGGACGAAGCAGCTGGCAAGGCGAACCGCAAGGCTGACGGAGACCGTGCACGTGGTGACAAGGCCCCGAGCCCGACTCCCTACGAGGACACAGACGAAACGCTGGCCCTGCTGCGCGACCTGAAGGCCTTCTTCGGCCGGCAGGAGCGCGCGGTGCGGTCGGCGGTCGCCGGAAAGGCTGGAGAATGGTGGGACCAGAAGAAGTGGAACACGGAACTGAGTGCGACCCTCCTCCCGCACTTCCTGACCGTGTCCACTGGGACGGCCCGCCGGGCAGCTGGGGCTAAGGGCCTCAACCCGGACGACTACCGCGTCGGCGAGACGAAGAACTTCCTCGAAGCCGTCGCCGACAGCCGCGCCGACCTCATCAACGCCACGACCCGCGAGCAGCTCGAAGAGGCCTTCCGCAACTCGGACGTCCCCCTGGAAGACAGCGTCAAGCACGTCTACCAGGTGGCCGAAGAGGCGCGGGCGGCTGAGTCCACCGTGACCATGACCACCTTCCTGATGGCATGGGCCGCGGTCGAGATGGCCAAGCAGCTCGTCCCGGACAAGGGCCCCACCAAGACGTGGGTCTCCTCGGGCAAGGCGAACAGCCGCCACTCCGGCATGAACGGAGAGACGGTCCCCATCAACGAGAAGTTCTCGAACGGTGCCGACTGGCCCGGTGACCCGGTGCTCGGAGCAGCAGGCGTTTCCAACTGCGCCTGCGGCGTCGACATCAACTACAACGACTAGGAGAGTTCATGGACCTCAAGTCCGTACGGCTCACCGGGATCAAGACGGCCGGCGACGCGGGCTCGGACCTCGCTGAGGGCGAGTTCCTCGCGTACGCCTCCACCTGGACCCGCGAGCCTGACTCATACGGCGACGTGGTCGCCAAGGGCGCCTTCGCCGACTCCATCGAGGAGTGGACGAAGTCCGACAGCGTGCTGCCGATCCTCTTCGGCCACGACCTGGTGGACCCCTTCAGCAACCTCGGCTACGCCAAGTCGATGGTGGAGGACGACCACGGTCTGCTCGTGCACGCGGTGCTCGACCTCGAGAATCCCAAGGCCAAGCAGGTCTACCGGATGCTCAAGGGCCGGCGCATCAACCAGATGAGCTTCGCGTTCGACGTCCTCGAGGACGGCATCGTGGACCTCGGCGACGAGAAGACGGCCCGGGAGCTTCGCAAGATGAAGCTCCACGAGGTGTCCGTCGTTCCCTTCGGCGCCAACTCCGACACGGAGGTCCTGGCGGTCAAGGCGCTCGAGCAGTCGCTCGAGCTCAAGGCCGGCAAGACCATCTCCGCCAAGAACCTGGCCTCCCTGGAAGCCGCCTATGCCTCACTCGGTGAGGTCATCAAGGCCGCCAAGGGCGAGGCCGACGACACCGACGCCGAGGCCAGCTCGGACGAGAAGGCAGGGGACGAGGGCCAGGAGGCCAAGTCCCGCGCAGCTCGCTCCCGGTCCGCTCTCGCGAAGATGTCCTTCCTGCTCTCCTGAGCAAACACCCACATGAAAGGAGGGTCCCCATGGACCCCAAGGCTGAACTGGCCGAACTCCAGGCCAAGGCCTCCGCGATCATCGCGGGCGTGAAGGCGTCGAAGCGCGACCTCACGGACGCCGAGGCCTCGAGCCTCGAGAAGGATGCAGAGCGCATCACCGAGCTCAAGGGCATCATCGAGCGGGGCGAGAAGAACGCCAAGCTCATGGCCCAGTTCGCCGACCTCGGCGGCGCGGCTGAGGTCGACGGCGGCGCCGGCGACGAGTCGGGCGTCAAGGCCAACTCGCTCGGCGAGCACTTCGTCAAGAGCGGCGCGGCTGCCGAGTTCGCGAAGGGCACCGGTCAGCGCACCGTCTCCGCCCCCGAGTTCAAGGCTGCGGGCGACGTCAACCTCGCCGGCACCAACGGCAAGGTCCAGTATGGTGGCGTGGTCGACACCCCGCTCCGTCGCCTCACCGTCGCCGACCTGCTCGGCAAGGGCTCGATGTCGATGACCTCCCTCACCTACTGGGTGCAGGGCGTGGTCGAGGGTTCGCCCGCGACCGTCGCGGAGAACGGCCTCAAGCCGTCCATCCACTTCAACTTCGCTCCGGTCACCGAGGCGCTGTCGAAGATCGCGGTCATCACCAAGATCAGCGACGAGGCGATCGCCGATACCGACTACCTGGTCTCGGTCATCAACTCGCAGCTCGTCGGCCGCCTCCAGGTCGTGGAAGAGGACCAGCTCCTCAACGGTGACGGCACCGCCCCGAACCTCCGCGGCATCCTGAACCGCGTCGGCATCCAGACGTACTCGACCGAGGCCGGCGAGTGGGCTGACGGCATCTTCCACGCGGTCACGCTGGTCTCGACCGGCACCGCGCAGGAGACGGCTGACGCCATCGTCATCAACCCCGCCGACTACGAGGTCATCCGCCTCTCCAAGGACGCGAACGGCCAGTACTACGGCGGCGGCCCCTTCGAGGGTGGCGCGACCCCCAACCTCTGGGGCTACCGCACCGTCGTGACGCCGGCCATCGCCGCGGGCACGGTCCTCGTGGGCGCGTTCAACTCGGCTGCGCAGCTGTTCCGCAAGGGCGGCATCCAGGTCGACTCGACCAACTCGAACGAGGACGACTTCAAGTACAACCGCATCGCACTGCGCGCTGAGGAGCGCGTCCTGCTCGCGGTGTACCGCCCGGCCGCCTTCGTGGAGGTCACGCTCACGCCCGCAGTGTGAGTCACGGCTGACTAGGTGCGCTCAAGTATACGCTCAGCGTATGTTTGGGCGCACCTAGCGGCCCTGAAACGAGGAGGCCCGATGGCTCTCAAGAAGTACCGGCTGCACGGCCACGACTACCTGTTCGACTCCGAGGACGTCCCCGAGGGCGCGGAGCTGATCGGCGAGCGTGGCGAGAAGCCCAAGGTGGTCCTGTTCCCCGACCAGTCCGACCGCAAGCGCGGCCGCGGCAAGGCGAACAAGTCCGCTCCCGCCCCTGAGAACAAGGGCGAGAACCCCCCGGCCGACGACAAGGCCGACAACCCCGCCGACTCCGGCGACGAGGACTAGGAGGTCCGCCCCATGGCCGACGCATTCGCCACTCCGGCCGAACTGTCGGCCTTCACCAAGGGGCTTATCTCTCCGACCGACGAGCGGTCGCAGGTCATTCTCGACGGTGCAAGCCAGGCCATCCGCAACTACGCGCGCTGGAACATCGCACCGGCCGAGGAGGTCACTGCGACCCTCGACGGCGGGGGTGAGGAGCTCTTCCTCCCCTCGCTGAAGGTCAACTCCCTGACTTCCATCGAGATTGACGGCACCGCCGCCGACCTCGCTGACTTCGAGTGGTCTCGCATCACCGGCAACGTCCGCCGGCGGAACCACTGCGACTTCCCCGACGTCTGGGGCGGCATCGTGGTCGTCTTCAACTCGGGCTACGCCGAGGTCCCGGCCGACATCAAGCAGATCACCCTCCAGGTCTCCGCGATGGCGCTCAGCTCGCCGACCGGTGCGACCCGCGAGCAGGCCGGCCAGGTCGCCATCAGCTGGGCGACGACCGCGCCCGGTGTCTCCGGCGGCCTCACCCTCCTGGACCGCGACTACGCGACGCTGGCGCCGTACCTCCTTCCCAAGGAGGCCTGATGCTCCCCAGCATGATGTCCAACCAGGCGTTCACCCGCAAGCGCCTGCCGATGATCGAGGACCACGGCGCCATGGTGCCGGACCCCAACGGAGTCCCGACCACGGCCACCTTCTACGGCAGCATCCAGCCCGGCACCGGCGCGACCGATCCGATCAACCGGAACGGCGCAGAGGTGGTCAAGACCATCTGGTCGGCGCCGGGTGCTGACGTACACCACCTCGACCGCATCACCCTCCCCGATGGTGAGTTCTTCGTGAACGGCGAGCCCGAGCAGTGGCGCACCGGCATCCTGGACCACGACGTCATCCGTCTCTCCACCTGGGTCGGCTGATGGCTAAGTCCGGAGTGACCAAGATCAGGATGAACTCCGCCGGCGCGATCGCAGTCCTCAACGACCCTCGCGTCGCTGCCGACGTCCTGCGCCGCGCGAACGCGATCGCGAACTCCGCCGACAAGACGGACGGCGAGGAGTGGCTGGTGAACAGCTTCCGAACCGACCGCCCCAACGCGACGGTCCGCACCGGCAACAAGAAGGCCATGCAGGCCTCAGCCGAGTCCAACGCGCTCATGCGGGCGCTCGATGCCGGGAGGTGACGCATGCAGCTGATCGTCCCGAACGACTCTGAGCAGGCCCTCATCGATGAGCTCGCTGCGTACGACGTCGCCACGATCATCCCGGAGACCAAGCCCCCGCTCTTCGTCCGCGTCCTCTCGGTCGGCGGCACGCAGCGGGACCTGGTGACCGACACGCCGACCATGACGGTCGAGGTCTTCGCGACCCTCGGCTCGACGGCCAGCGAGACGGCCAATCTCCTCCTCGCTCTGCTCCAGGCTGCGGCCCGGAGTGGTTCAATCGGGGGAATCACATGCTACGGCCTCCAGGTCGTTAGCCTGCCCCAGAACTACCCCATGCCGTCCGTGCCCACGCACCAGCGGTACATCATGACGATCGCCCCGGCATTCCGTCGGTCCGTGGTCACTCTCTGAAAGGAGCTGCCCCCATGGCAGTGAACGCCAACAACGTGTTCGTGGGCTCCCCGGATCAGTCGGTCACCGGCGCGATCCTCTCCGGCCCCACCGACGACCTCCCCGCCGCGGACTTCATCGATGACGTGGACATCTCGGGTCTCACCGACTCGGGCTACGTCAACGAGGACGGCGTGACCATCACGCCGGAGGACACGACCGAGTCCATCAAGGACTGGTCGGGTGCCGAGATTCGCCGCATCCTCACCGAGTTCACGGGCACCATCGCGTGGACCCACCTGGAGCTCTCGGCCGGCGCCGCTCGCAACTACTTCGGCGACGACTTCGTGGAGGTGCAGGCTGCGACCGTCTCGAGCGGTACCCAGATGCGCGCCTCGCTCGGCAAGAACGAGCTGGACACCAAGCGCTGGGTCTTCAAGGTCAAGGACGGCGACCGGCGTGTGCTGGTGGTCGTGCCCCGCGGCCAGATCACTTCCCGCGGTGAGATTCCTCTGACCGCGACCGGCGCCATCACGCTGCCGGTCGAGCTCGCGACCTACCCGGACGCGGACGGCCAGAACATCTACATCTACACCGACGACGGCGTCTTCAGCGCCTGAGACCAACCCTGGGGGACGCCGGGAGCCCGTCCCCCAGGGCCACCATCCGTAAGAAACGGCTCCCGAATCTTCAGTGTGAGCTCCCACATGAAAGGAACACTGCCATGACCTTCCAGGTCCCCGAATCCAAGCGGTCGATCGGCCAGAACCGCTTCCACGCCACCCTCCCCGACGGCACGGAGTTCTCCCTGCCCAAGGCGAAGTACCTCACGATGGGCCAGATCGAGAAGCTCTCGGGCCAGGCCACGGAGGTCACCCTCCACGACATCCTCGACCTCTTCGGGGACGAGGACGCCGCCACGGACGCCATCCGCACACTCGACCACGAGCAGGTCGCCGCGCTCATGCAGGCCTGGCAGGCCGACAGCGGGCTGACCGTGGGGGAATCCTCGGCCTCCGAGTAGAGGTCCTGAGCGACCCCCGCCGGCGGCTGGCCCTCCAGTACGACCTCCTGCGGGCGGGGTACTCGCTCGACTACCTCGGCTCTGAGGCCTTCTCCTGGTACGACCTGCGGGCGTTCGTCGCCCATCTCCAGGCAGACCACACCTCCGCGCTCGCACGCGAGCTCCACGGCCCAAGCTGGTCCATGGAGTCTCAGCTGATCGCCGTCGCCGCCGACCATCTCGCCATGGCGAACTGGCAGCGTGCCGGCCGGCGCTCAGCCACCAAGCCCAAGCGCATCCCGCGCCCCTGGGAGAAGCCCAAGACCACGAGTCTGGGCAAGGACGCCATCCCCGCCGGGTCCTTCAAGGACTGGTGGGACTCCAAGAAGCCGAAGCGGCGCCGGCGTACGAAGAAGCCCCCGACCGCCTAGATGCGATCGGGGGCTTCCCTCGTCTCAGAGCCAGCAACCCTCACAGGGGACTTCAATCTGGACGAAGTCCTCGTACTCACCGCCCCAACGGTCCTTGACCATGTGGGTCTCGCGAGTGAACTCGCCGTTCTCGTCCTTCGGGAACTCCTTGTGGAAGTGGGGGCCGGTGAAGCTGTAGAGGCTCATCTCGTAGGCGATGGCTTCGTCCTCGGTGCGGAAGTTTCGTTCGTTGCTCATGTCTATATAGTAGCGCACTGCGCACCCCCTTACCACCCCTGAAAGTCGGGAGTTTCCATGGCCACCGGTGTAGAGCTCGCAACCGCCTGGGTGCGCATCGTCCCCTCGATGGAGGGCGCGCAGGGCGAGATTGCCAAGGGCCTCGGTGACGCCGGCATCGACAAGGACGCCGAGGAGGCCGGCAAGAAGGCCGGCAACAAGTTCTCCACCGGCATGAAGGCCGCCATCACGCTGGCCTCCGGTGCGATCGTCGGCGGCGTCACCAAGCTCTTCGGTGACGCGATCGCCAACGCCTCCGACCTGAACGAGGCCGGCACCGCCGTCCAGGCCGTCTTCGGTGACGCCACGACAGGCATCAACAAGTGGGCCGAGACGGCCGCGACCGGCTTCGGCCAGTCGCAGCTCCAGGCCCTCAACGCGGCCAAGGGCTTCGGTGTGTTCGGCCAGGCGGCCGGCCTCACCAACGAGGAGAACGCCAAGTTCTCCCAGGGCCTCACGGAGCTCGCCTCGGACTTCGCCTCGTTCCACAACGTCTCTCCCGAGGAGGCCATCGAGGCCATTGGTGCCGGCCTCCGCGGTGAGGCTGAGCCGCTCCGCAAGTTCGGTGTCCTCATGGACGACGCCTCTCTGAAGGCGAAGGCCATGGAGCTGGGCATCTACGACGGCAACGGCACCCTCACCCAGCAGCAGAAGATTCTCGCCGCCAACGCGCTCATCACCGAGCAGGCCGGTGCGGCGCAGGGTGACTTCGCCCGCACCTCGGATGGCCTCGCCAACCAGCAGCGCATCCTGGACGCCTCGCTCACGGACCTCTCCGCGACCGTCGGTCAGGCCTTCCTGCCGGTGATGCAGGGCATCATCGCGATCGCCCAGCCGATCGTCCAGTTCTTCCAGGACAACCCCTCCCTCGTGATCGCCCTGGCGGTCGCGCTCGGTGTCCTGACGGCCGCGATCATTGCCGCCAACATCGCCATGTGGGCGATGGCGGCCAACCCGATCGTCCTGCTCATCATGGCCATCGTGGTCGCCGTCGGTCTCCTGATCGCCGCGATCGTCTGGCTCGTCCTCGAGTGGGACAACGTCGTGAAGTGGGCGACCGAAGTCTGGGAAGGCTTCGTGACCTGGTTCACCGGCGTGATGGACGGCTTCCTCAGCTGGTGGAACGGCATCTGGACAGAGGTCGGGAACTTCTTCCGGGACCTGTGGCAGGGTGTCGTGGACTTCTTCACGAACCTGTGGACCGGCATCACTGACTGGTTCAACGCGCTGATCCTCGCCATCGCCGTCTTCCTGCTCCGCACGCTGAACGACATCAACTCCTTCTGGACCAACATCTGGAACGGCATCGTGAACTTCTTCACGGGCCTCTGGAACGGTGTCGTATCGTTCGTGAACGGGGTGTTCACAGGGATCGGCAACGCGATCCAGTCCGCCCTCAACTGGATCAAGGGTGTCTGGGACGGCATGTGGCAGAGCATGGTCGACTTCTTCGGCTCGGTGTTCGGCGGGATCGTCGGCATCGCGAAGGCGCCGATCAACGGAGTCATCAGCCTCATCAACGGAGCCATCCGTGCGCTGAACGGCTTCAAGGTCACCATCCCCGACTGGGTCCCCGGCATCGGCGGTCAGACGTGGGGCCTGAGCATCCCGACCATCCCCATGCTCGCGACCGGCGGCACGATCACCGGTAGCGGCTACGCGATCGTCGGCGAGAACGGGCCGGAGCTCCTGAAGCTGCCCAAGGGCGCCCAGGTAAACCCCGACTACGACGACATCCCCGACAACGGTGGGATGACCTTCAACAACTACGCCCCGCTGGGCTCGACTCCCGCACAGGAGCTCGAGACCTTCGCCAACCGCCGGGAGGCTGTGCTGCCGTGATCGATGCAACCATCCGCCTCGTCGGCCGGAACGGCGTGACCATCACCCTGCTGGACACCGCCCAGGACCTCATGCGTGAGCCTGGCGGGTCCGGCTGGGGGATGGTCCCCGTCGTGAACAGCTGGTTCGAGGGTGCCGGCGACGGCGCCCAGCTGCGCGGCACTCGCCGCACGCAGCGCGAGCTCATCATCCCCATCTCTGCCTTCGGCATGAACCGCGCCGGCGTCGAGACCCAGCTGCGCAAGCTGGTCAACACGATCCACGACCCGTTCCGCGTCTTCATGGACTACGCCGACGGCCGGAGCTACTACATCGACGTCGTCTACGACTCCGGGGCCTCCGGGCAGTACGGAGCCGTGCCGAACCGCCGCGCCCAGATGCCGATCGTCCTGAAGAGCCTGAGCGACCCCTACTGGGTCTCGATCCAGTCGCAGTCGTTCACGGTCGCGCCCGGACTCGGTCTGCCGTTCCTGCCGGAGCTGGCGGAGCTGCATGTCTCGAGCTCGGTCGCGCAGGGTGAGGTCACGATCGAGAACATCGGTGACGTGGCCAGCCGGCCGACCTGGACCATTCACGGCCCCGGTACCGGCCTGAGCATCCTCATCAACGGCCGGGGCATCGTCCTCGCCGACTACGTCTTCGACTCCACCACGGTCGTGACGATCAAGTACGAAGACGGCGGCTGGCTGATCGAAGACCAGAACGGCACCAACCTCTACCCCGAGCTCGGTGACGCCCCCTGGTTCCCCGAGTTCCCCCCGGGGACCTCGATCGTCTCAGTCGAGCTGGCGGACGCCACGAGCGACACCTTCATCCGCGCTGTCTATCCTGAACGCCGAGAGGTCGTATACTGATGCCCATCGCCGCCGATTACACCGTCGAGGTCCGCGACCGTGACTTCGTGCGGCTGGGCCAGATCGCCCCGGAGTACCAGGACCTCAAGTTCGTGGACGTCTTCAACGGCGTCGGCAACTGGGAGCTGAAGCTGCCGGCCGAGCACCGCCTCCTGCCGGTGCTCAAGACCAAGGGCTCGGGCATCGTCATCACCGAGCACTGGGTTGAGGACGGCGTGGACCACTATCGCGTCTACTCCGGCCGCATGCGGTCCGCACGCCTCTCGCAGTCGGGCGAGGACCCGAACGGCACCTGGCTCATCGCCGGCGTCCACGACAACGTCATCGCAGCCGCCACCCTCGTCTACGGCGACCCGGCGCACGCGGCAGACGCCCAGACAGCGAGCCACTGGAACGCATCGGGGCCAGGCGAGACCGTCATGAAGCAGGCCGTGCAGCTGAACGCCGGCTCTGCTGCGATCGCAGCTCGCAAGTACCCCTGGCTCTCGATCGCGACCGACCTGGTCCGAGGCCTCTCGGTCAAGTGCTCCAGCCGCTTCGACACGCTGGGCGACCTGCTGACCTCCCTCGCCTCGGCGGCGGACCTCGGCTGGCGCTTCTCGCAGGTCGGAACGGGAGTCACCTTCGACGTCTTCGAACCGGCCGACAAGACCGGCCTGATCCGTCTCGACATCCGCAACGGTGGCATCGCGTCGAACGACCTGGGCTTCACCGCCCCGAGCGCGACCGAGGTCCTCGTGATGGGCCAGGGTGAGGGCGCTGAGCGCACCATCCTCCCGGTCACCTCGACGGCCGCGCAGGACGAGGCCGACCTCTGGGGCCTGCGGTGGGAAGCCACCAAGGACCAGCGCCAGACGGATGACCCCGTGGAGCTCGAACAGGCCGGCCAGGAGACCATCTCCGAGGCCGGCGTCACTGTGAACAGCCTGACCGTCGCGCCCAGTGACTCCCCCAACATGAAGCTGGGTGTGCACTGGTACATCGGCGACCGCATCACCGTGGTCGTGGAAGGGCAGGAGACCGTCGCGCTCGTCACCCAGGTGGCGACCAGCATCTCCGCGGCGGGCATCATCCGCCAGGCGACCATCGGCGACCCCGTCGGCTTCGACTTCGAGGCCAAGCAGGCCGCCAAGGTCAAGGACCACGAGAAGCGCATCGGCCAGGTCGAGCGCCTCATCGGTCAGGGTGTCCAGTGGGGCGACGTCACGAACGTCCCTGCGGGCATCGTCGCCGACACAGGAGACGTCAAGCTGACGGCTCGCGCGACTGCCCCGGCCGGCTGGCTTCTGGCAGACGGTGCGGCGGTCTCGCGGACAACCTACGCGGCGCTCTTCGCAGCGATCGGAACGGCCTACGGTGCTGGCAACGGCACGACGACGTTCAACCTGCCGAACCTCAAGGGCCGGGTACCGGTAGGCCAGGACGCCGGCCAGAGTGAGTTCGACACCCGCGGAGAATCGGGAGGCGCGAAGACTCACACGCTCTCTGAGGCCGAGATGCCGGCGCACAACCACCAGCTGACCGACACAGGCGCAGGGCACGCGATGTCCTGGGGGCAGGGAAACATCGGATTCAGCACGCAGCCGCAGGCATACGCAGGCGCTCCGAGCGGGAACGGCCTGGGCACGTGGCAGAACTCATGGAATGTCACACAGAACCGCGGAGGCGGGCAGGCCCACAACAACCTCCAGCCGTACCTGGTGATGAACTACATCATCAAGACCTGACCTGAAAGGAGTCGCCGCATGGCGCTCACCGCTTACCCCTTCGACAACCAGTCGGTGACGGAGCAGCAGTACGGCGACCTCTTCGGTGCCGTCGCTCAGTCAGGGGTTCTGGCCGATCCGGCCTCGAACCACTTCAAGGTGACGGCCGCAGGGTCCGACATGAACGTCACGGTTACGGCCGTCGGCGGCGCATCTCGGGCCCTGCTCCGGGGCCACGCAGTCCTGATGACGGCAAGTGAGGTCCGCGCGGTCTCGCCGGCGGCCAGTCAGGCGCGTGTGGACCTGGTCGTCCTCCGGCTGGACTACTCCGCCAATACGATCGGCCCGGCCGTCAAGGCGGGCACGCCGGGCACCTCTACCCCGCCGGCCACAACCTGGGGCGTCTCCGGCGTCTACGAGATTCCGCTGGCCACGATCGCCGTCGGCACGAACGTCACGACGATCAACTCGGGCAACATCACCGACCTGCGCCGCTTCAGCGGGCCGACGGCAGGCGTCTGGACGACAGATGGCCGGCCGGCCGTGCCGCTCGGCTTCGGCTACAACACCACCCTGAACCGCTGGGAGTTCACGCTGAACGGCACCGACTGGTCGCCGATCGGAACCGTGGACCTCGCAGGCACGCAGGTCTCGGGAACCCTCCCGGCCAGCAAGGGTGGCACCGGCCAGACGTCGCTGAACGCAACGCGCAACGCCCTCGGCATCGGTGGCAACACCGGCGACCCCATCCCGGTCGCGTCCGGCGGCACCGGAGCAACCAACCGCGACGGCGTCCGCAACACGGCCGTGGACCTCTACCTCCAGAGCACCGCGCCGGCACACGCCGTCGGCCGGCTCTGGCTCAAGACCCCGTAAGGAGGCCTGGATGGTCAGCTCGAACTTCCCGAACCGGCCGTTCCGCCTCGAAGAGAACTGCCCGGTGGGCGCGCAGAACGCGTGGAACACCGGGAACAACAGTCGGGTCGACTCGCGACTGTACATCAACAAGAACAGCTACTCCCCGACCTATTCCGGGTCGGGGAGCAGCTACTCGATGTACATCAACGGCGCCCTCGTGGGATCGAACGGCAACTTCGGCTACGACTTCCGCAACAGCGACTCTCTCCTGATCCACGCCTCGGACAACTGGTTCGGGCACGACGGCGAGGGGAACATGTACGTGACGATCGCAGGCTATGCGAACGTCGCGATCATGGGCTACACGGAGGTGCACTCCGGCTACTGGGCGCCTCGCATCGCCCAGCCGGCCTCGGCGCCCACGGGCCTCGGGGTCGACCAGGCCACTGTGAACAGCCTGCGCTATCGCTTCAGCGGCAACGACCTCCGCGGCGGCTCGCTGGTCCGCTGGGAATACCAGATCGCCGAGAACGCCGGCATGTCGGTCAACGCATCGATCCGCACCGGCTCGGGCACAGAAGTGGTCACCGGCCTCACCCCCGGCAAGGAGTACTTCTTCCGGTCCCGCGCTGTCACGAATGTGGGTGCCGGCGCCTGGTCCTCGGTCCAGTCGGGCACGACGCTCGCAGCGGTCTACTACTCGAACGGCTCTGCATGGGTGCCGGTCGAGGTCTACTACTCCAACGGTACCAGCTGGGTCGCCGTCGAGGTCCTCTACTCCAACGGGACGGCCTACGTGTCGCCCCTCTCAGCCTAACGAACGGAGAACTCATGGGCTACAACTACACCTCCCGCAACGGGCAGCGTGTGGAGGTCGGTGTAGCAGCCGACTTCGACCGCCTGAACGCGGCGTTCAAGCAGGCCTTCGGCCTCGACCTGATCGTCAGCTCCGGCACGCGCACGCGCGCCGAGCAGCAGTACCTCTACAACGGGTGGATCAACCGCCTGCCCGGCTTCAACCTGGCCGCCCCTCCCGGGTCCTCGAACCACGAGGAGTCCGGCCCCGTCGGCCCGATCGCGCTCGACATCCGCGACACCGGCCGCGACGCCGGCGTGCTGACGATCGGCTCGGTCCGCAACAACTGGATCCGCGACAACGGCCCCACCTACGGCTTCGAGCTGGCCGGCCTGAACTTCAACCCGAAGGAGCCCTGGCACATCGAGCGCCGCTACCCCGGTGGTAAGGGCGGCTCGACGGCCAGCGTGGACAACGTCGTGACCCTCGAGCAGAACTTCCTGAACGTCGCTCGGGGCGAGCACCTCGCAGTCGACGGCATCCGCGGCCCGGCCACGATCGCCGCGTACAAGCGCTATCAGGAGTTCCTCCGGGCGTACGGCTACACCGGGGCGATCGACGGCATCTGGGGCGGCGGCACGCAGGCGGCTCACGCGAAGTTCTACGCCGAGTGGGATGCCCGGCGCAACCAGTCGACCAAGTCACCCAAGAGCGCCGGCGAGCTGAACTACGCCGACATCCAGACGGCCCTCAACAAGCACGGCTACGGCCTGGCTGTCGACGGCATCTGGGGCCCGAAGAGCTCGAACGCTCTGGCTGACTTCCAGCGCCGCAACGGCCTGGTCGTGGACCGCCTCGTCGGCCCGGCCACCTGGAGCAAGCTGAACGTCTGATGGAAGCTGACATCCGCGAGGCCCTCTCTGACATCAAGCACGATGTCAGGGAGGGCTTCTCCAACACCAACCGCCGAATCGATGACCTCGTGACCCGCGGAGAGTTCTCCGCGACGGTCGACCGCCTCGACGGCCAGCACAACACGCTGCGCCGTGCCTTCGAGGTGCACGAGGCGCAGACCGAGGGCCTGGTCGACGCCCTCCGCAAGTCAGACATCCAGGTGCTCCGGGACTCCAAGCAGGAGACGGCGCAGCTCCGGGACGAGGTGAGCGCTCAGCTCGGCGAGTTCCGCACCACCACCCGTTGGGCTATCGGTCTCACCGCCGCAGGCGTCGCGACCCTCACCACGCTGGCCCAGTGGCTTCTCTCCATCTGAAAGGAACAGCATGAGCCTCACTCCCCGCTCCGACTACCAGGACGCGATCGCCAAGTCCGCGACCACGCAGACCGAGCACCCCTGGAAGGCGACGCTCCGCACGCTCGTCCAGGTCGGCATCCCCGCCCTGATCGGCATCGGCGTCGTCGTTCCCGAGGTCATCCAGATCATCCTGGACGGCTTCGGCGAGACCATGTCCGTGGAGGTCCGCGCCTGGTTCCTGGCGGCCGCAGCTGCGGTCACGGCAGGCGCCGGCGTCCTCGCTCGCATCATGGCCATCCCGCTCGTCAACGAGTTCCTGACCAAGATCGGCCTCGGCGCAGCCCCCAAGGGCTGATCCAGGGCAGTTAGGGCAGTTAGGGGGGCACGCTTCCTATATAGTTGCTAGAAGGCCTCGCCTTTAGCATTGAATGGAAACGCGCCGCCCTTCGCGCCCTAATCGCCCTGCGCACCAGATCGACCTACTCGCAGCCTGGTCACCTGCACAGCCCCGCATCTCGGACGAGTTCCCGAGGTGCGGGGCTTCTCTCGTCTCCAGGGCGTGCTACTATCGAAGCATGACCACAGACACTCGCATCCCCTGCCCCACCATCGAGGAGACCCTCCACCACCTCGTGGAGCTCGCCCTCGAGTCGCCTGACCACCGCAGCGAGCAGGCCTACCTCGATGAGCTCGGGTATCCCGAGGACCTCGTGGGCCACGCGCTCAGCCGCATGGACGCGCCCATCAACATCGCCGCCGCGGGCCACTTCGACCACCACGTCATCGCCAAGGCGAAGGCGGGCATCCCTGGCACGCCCCGCCGCAAGGGGCGCTTCCCCCTCCTGTGGAACCGCCTCTTCACGAGCGTGGACCTGGATGGCACGCCCACCCCGTACGACCACCGCTTCACGATGTTCTGGGGCATGCGCGACTCTGTCGTCGTCGCAGAGGACTATCTCGTCTACGCCCTCCTGGACCACATCGTCTCCCCGCAGGGACGTGGCCGCCACGATGACCTCGCGTGGCGCGACTCGCTCGTCCGCGGCATCAAGTCCTTCCGCCGCTTCATGAACAGCGAGCACTCAGGCTTCCTCGTCCAGGTGTCCCAGTACGACTCCAAGACGCAGACGATCCTGCCTCCCAGCCTTCGCCACGAAGAACTGCGGCAGAATGTAGACCTCCTCACCTCGAAGGCTCTCGAGGACCTCACCAACAAGAAGGACAGTTGAGATGACCGCACGTAACCCGCAGAACCTCCAGCCTGGCGACCGCGTCCGCCTCGTCGGGCCTGGCTGGGGCTCGCACCGCCACGGGCAGGAAGCCACCATCGACCACATCGACCCGCAGGGCCAGGCCCGCTTCGGGGATGAGGAGGACGGACAGAACCACGACGCCTACTGGATCGCGGACGAGCAGCTGGGCGGGCGCACCGAGTCCGACCCCGTGGACACGACCTGGGCGGTCCACGTCATCGCCCGCGCCATGCCGGCCTCCGAGCCCGTCGAGTCGCCCATCACCGAGGTGGACACCGTCCTGACCGCAGCCATCCGCGACATGACGAACAACCCCTACCCCGTGGAGCCTGGCGTCCCGCACCGCCAGACCAAGCCGCAGGCGTACATGGACCAGCGGGAGTTCTGGCTCAACCGCCTCGCGGAGGACGAGCCGGCCAGCGTCGACATCTTTCTCGAAAACTACCCGCCCCGCACGGACTTCGAAGGCCGCCCGGGTGAGCCCCGCGTCTTCAGCGCCGCCGAGGAAGTCGCCGCCGGCCTGGTCGAGCTCATCCCCGCCGAGTTCCTCAAGGACCAGCTGGGCGACTTCACCCCGAAGACGACCAAGCGCCGTGACATCCTCTCGACCGCGGACAACCTCATCCACGGCGACCGCGAGGACGACTACGGCCGGCCGATCGACAGCTTCCGCCGTGTGGCACAGGCCATGAACGTCGTGCTCGAGGGCGAGGGTCACCCGCCCATCTCCGCGACCACGGCCGCCAAGCTCATGATCGCCCTCAAGCTCTCGCGCCTCTCAGGCGGCGACAACAAGGACGACACCTGGATCGACCTGGCCGGCTACGCCGCGCTGGGAGCAGAGGTCCACGAGCAGGAGGCCGGCGAGTGAGCCCCGCCGAGGAATCGCCCTTCGACTTCGACCCCCAGGACGTCTGCCCCGACTGCCACACCATCCGCGCCAGCTCCGGCGCCTGCCTCTGCTAAGGAGCACCCATGGCAACCCCGACCCCCAAGAAGAAGGCCGTGCGCTTCATCACCCGTGATGACCACCGCCGCTACATCCACCCGGTCACCGGAGAGTTCATCCCCGGCGTCACCTCGACCATCGACAACCTGCCCAAGCCCTTCCTGAAGGCGTGGGGGCAGAAGCTCGTGGCGCAGGAGGCGGTAGCGAAGCGGACCCAGTTCAACAACCTGGCCGCCGCCGACGAAGAGGCCGCCGTCAACTGGCTGAAGATGGCCCCGAACCGCTTCACCGCGCACGCGGCGAAGGTCGGCAAGATCAGCCACGGCTACATGGAGGAGCTCGCGCTGGGCAACCCCGTGGACACGGCCGGCCAGGACCCCGACGTCATCGCGATCGTGGACCACTTCAAGGACTACCTCGACACGCTCCAGCCGGAGTTCCTCCTGCTGGAAGAGGGCATCTACGACGAGACCCACGACTACGCCGGCACCTTCGACGCCGTCGCCCGCTACAACCGGCCGGACCTGACCATCCGCACCAACACGCCGGCCGGCCAGATCGAGCAGCCGCTCGTCGGCGTGGCCTGGCAGGACAACAAGACGACGCGCTCCGGCGTGCACCCCGAGGTTGGTCTCCAGCTCTCGGCCTACCGCTACGCGGAGTTCATCATCCGCGAGGACGGCACCCTCATCAAGAACAAGCCGGGAGACTTCGCACTGGTCCTGCACGTCCGGCCGGAAGGCTGGGAGCTGGTGCCGGTCGAGGCCGGCCAGGCCGAGCTGGAGGTGTTCCGCCACCTGCGGGCGATCACCGACTACATCCGGATCGGCAGCAAGCAGATCATCCACGCGCCGGTCGCCGGCAACCGCGTGCGCCGCAAGCGCCGCGCCAACAGCAAGGAGAGCTGATGGACTGCATCCAGCCCACCTCACCCACGTGCGGGATGTGCCCGCTCAACGGAGACTGCCCCCTCCAGGACCTGTGACGGCCGGCAAGCCCTGGACCGGCCAGGGCCTAGACGACTTCACCAGCTGGCTGGGCGGAACCGTCTACGGCGAGGGGCTCATCTACCGCGGCGACGCGGACTTCGAGCAGCTCGGCCCGCGCGGCCAGATCACGGTGGTGGAGTTCAAGAAGCAGGGCGAGAAGCCCGTCGGACGCGGTCAGCTCGCGTGGCTCCGCGCTCGCGGCCGGCAGGACCGCACTGAGGTGCGGGTCGTCCGCGAGCTCACGACGGACTACGATGACCCGGACCGCCTGGTCTGGTTCTGGAACCCGCTCGAGCCCGTGAAAGAGGCCCAGGAGTTGACCCTCAGCCATGTGGCTGCGTGGATCGACTCCCGGGCCTACCGCCCAGTCCAGGTGGACTAGACGTCGAAGCCGGCGCGTCGGAGGTCCGCGAGCAGGTTCTTCCAGCTCCGCGGGTCGCTCGGCGTGCCGGCACCGACGGCAACCCGCCGGCCGTCCTTGTTGAAGAGGACGTGGCCGCGGGATGAGATGCGCACCTCGCCGCCCTGTCGCTCGACCTTGCGGATGAGTTGCTTCATGTCCTTGTTCATACTTCTATTGTACCCGCGGGGCAGCCGCTTGTACACCCCTGAAGCCGGGAGTTCCATCATCCCCGGCTTCGTCCAGACAGACACACGCTAGAATGGAACCCATGACCGCTCCTGATGGCGAGAACTTCGCCTACACCACGCCCGATCGCCTCCAGCAGCTTCTCAACAGCCAGGAGGACCTTCAGATCAACTCCTACGGCAACTCGCCGGCGGGCCTGCTCCCGGAGAACCCGGAAGCCGCCATCGAGTTCATCCGCTGGAACGTCCTCGCCCTGACGGACGAGCTCCACGAACTCCTCGCCGAGACCGGCTGGAAGCCGTGGGCGACGAGCCGGCACGTCAACCTGACGGCCGCGCGTGGCGAACTGGTGGACGCCTTCCACTTCTTCATGAACCTCGCCCTCGTCCTGAACATGGACGGCACCGAGCTCTTCGAGCAGTACCAGGCCAAGCGCGCCAAGAACGCCAAGCGCCAGGAGGACGGCTACGACGGCGTCACCGGCAAGTGCCCCGGCTGTAAGCGGGCCATGGACGACGACGCCACCGCGTGCTACCCGGTGAAGAACCACCGGCTCGGCAACGCCTACTACGAGGGCGTCATCTGCGTCCACCACGGCCGCTTCTACAAGACCGGCCCCGCCAAGGAGGCTCCCACGTATGACCACTGACGCCCAGATCATCCTGCTCGAAGGGGCAGACGGCACCGGCAAGACCACGTTCATCAGCCGCATGGCGCAGATGCACCTGGACGGCGGGACGGCCGTGCCGAGGGTGATCCACAACACCGCGGACGACCGGCTCCTGCCGGGCTCCCTGTATCGCCACTACTACGCCCAGCTGGTCGACGCCGTCGAGTTCCGTGCGAACGGCATCAGCACCTACATCGACCGGTCGTTCCTGAGCGAGCTCATCTACGGCCGGCTGTACCGCGGCAAGGCGCGCCTCACCGAGCGCCAGGTCCGCAAGCTCGAGCGGCTGGCCACGGACGCCGACATCATCCTCCTGGGGATGACGACCGACCTGGCAGTCCGGCGCGCCCGGGTCCAGGAACGCGGCGAAGAGTTCGACCGCCTCCAGCCCTTCGTGGGCGCCTTCTACTCCCAGCACTTCTCCGAGCGGAGCAAGTACTGGATCACCGCCGACAGCACGTCGGCACCCGTTCTCAACTAGGAGACAACCAACACCATGCTCAAGATCAACACTGAGACCGAAGAGACCACGCCCGACTCCGACGTCGTCGGCCGCTTCCGCGCCGGCTTCCAGGTGGACGGCGAGCCGGTCTCGCTGGGCGCGTTCCGCGTCACGACCGGCGACGCGAAGCTCGCGAAGGCGATCGCGACCAAGCTCAAGGTCGACAAGACGAAGCCCAACGACGGCGGCCCCGCCGAGTGGGATGCCAGCGGCGAGGACTTCATCGAGGTCTTCACCCAGGCGGACTCCGTCAACATCATCCTGGCCAACAAGGGTGCCTACCGCAGCTCGCTCGTCCGCCGCACCCGCGACGGTGACTTCATGTACGCGACCGACGGCGAGGTCATCACGGCCGTCGGCGAGGACTACGAAGACGAGTACGAGGTGGGCAACCCCGACCCGCAGGCCGGCCAGGACATCACGACCCGCGTGGCGAAGGCCAAGAAGGGGCTCGGCAGCGCCCCCGACATCCGCATCCAGTTCACGGTCGCGGAGCACCCGGAGTGGGGCACCTTCGAGTACCGCACGGGCGGCTGGTCGCTGGTCCGCAACTCGCCGGAGGGCAAGCTCTCCCGCCTGCCCGCGGACACGGCCATCAAGGCGGTCCTCAAGCTCGTGACGGTGGAGGGCAAGAAGTTCACCTACACGAAGCCGGAGCTCCTCGTCCGCGGCGTGGCCGACGGCGCCGAGAAGCCCGAGGTGGGCGAAGAGACGCCGTTCTGATCCGTCAGCCTCGCGAGTAAGGCACAACCCTCGATGCTCGCGCTCGGCTGACAGTTAGGCCCCAGAGCCAACCTCACAAGGGTTAGGCTCTGGGGCCTGACTCGTCTCAGAAGACGAGAGTGTCCACGAGCGTGTCGTCCGAGTACCAGTACTCGTCCCGGCCGCTCAACGCGAGCACCCAGCCGCCCGGCAGCGGACCGACCTTGTCGATGATCCGCCGGCCGTGGGTCGTCAGGATGCGGTCGCCGACCTTGAGGTCTGTCGACTTGACCTGCACCACGCGAGCCATCAGAGGGCTCCGAGGTAGGCGGGCATCACACGACCAAGCGGGGTGCCACCGTCGGTCTCCACGATGGGACCCTTGCACCACAGGTTGCCGCCAATCTCATCGACCGACTCGACCTTGATGGTGTGAGTCACGAGGACCTCAACGATCGCGCCGTGGTCCTCCACGATGACGGCGTCAGCCGCGACGACCTTCTTGCTGCGACCCTCGATCGCACGGACCTGGATGAGGTCGCCGACCTTGACGTCCATGGTCGGGTTGACGGTGCCGATCATGCCGGCCTTCTTGCTGGTGTTGTTGTTCATACTTCTATTGTAGCCCGCGCGAGGCAATCGCGCCACCCCACTAGCCCGGGAATAGCCGGGAGATTGGACCTCATGGTCACCCTGTACTCCACCCCCACCTGCGCCCCCTGCCGTGTCGCCGAGAAGCGCCTGGACGCGGCCGGCCTGCTCGCCGGCAAGGTGGACCTCACCCAGAACCCCGACAAGGTCGAAGAGCTGAAGGAACGCCTCGGCACCTCGACCCTCCACACGCCCATCCTCGAGTTCGAGGGCGAGCTGTTCGGCATGGCGGACCTCGGGAACATCATCCGCTCAGTGAACTGATGGACGGCAAGCGGTTCGAGGCCGACCTGGAGAAGGCCTTCCGCAAGGCCGGCCTCGCAGCCACACGGCCGCGCCAGACCAAGCAGGCGGACGTGGGCGACCTGCATGTCTCCGGAGACATAGTCGTCCAGGCCAAGGCGTGGCGGAACCTGGCTCAGGGCATCCGCGAGGGCCTTGCCGGCGTCGCCGTCCAGAAGGTCCACGCCCGACGGCCGATCGGCGTCGCGATCGCCAAGAAGGCCGGCGAGCCGATCCTGGACGCCGTAGTCGCCATGCCGCTCCGCGACTTCATCCTCCTGCTGAACTCCCGGGTTCAAACAGACGATGCCGGCGTAGAATAGAAACATGAACAAGATCAACCACAACGACAGCCTGGACTTCATCAACTCGGTCGAGCACATCGCTCACCACATGACGACCGAGGAGCTCCAGGAGCTGGACTCGACCAAGATCGCCCTCCAGGCCATCGAGACCGTCGACAACTGCGTGGACGCCATCCGCTTCATCGAGCTGGCGATCACGGCCCACGGGTACGAGATTCGGTACATCGTCGCCGAGGGCTACGACTACGGGCAGTTCGAGGTCCTGAGCGACCTGGAGCACGCCCTCGAGATGATCCGTGAGGACCTCCTCGAAGACTGAGTCCCGAACAACTCCCGGCCTGCGGGGTGGCGGAAACGCTGCCCCGCGGGCTACAATAGAAGTATGAACAACAACAAGCGCCCCGCGGTCACCATCTACGTCGACGGCGTCTGCATGGGCACCTTATACGGCTGGAAGAACATCCGCGAAGCCGAGGCCAAGTACACGGCACGCGGCGCCATCGTCGAGCTCGCTCGCGCCTGAAAGGAACGACCATGACTGACCCCATCGACTTCACCCAGTGGACCCTCCGGCAGCTCGAGGTCGGCGCCAAGTACGCCGCCACCTCGGAGCACGGCGACGCCCTCCTCGAGGAGCTCGAGCGCCGGCGCAACGCCCAGTAGAACCCCCGAACAACACAGCCCATCGCGGGCTACAATAGAAGTATCAAGTCAACCACAACCAAGGAGACACCATGAACACCATCCTCGTCCGCAAGACCTCGAAGCAGTCCTGGACGCAGGCCGCCAAGATCGTCCTCCTCGACTCCAAGGAGCGCCTGGAGGCCTGGGTCGCCGGCATGAACGAGACGGCCGGCTGGAACCAGTACGCCCTCGAGGCCGACGCAGCCTGAACCCCAACGAGACCCCCGCCCCAGATCGCCTGGGGTGGGGGCTTTCGTCGTCTCGGGCGTGGTATGATAGACACCTGCCCTGTTCGCCCTAACGACCCTGAAAGGACCACATGGCCATCTCGCTCTCTGGGGGCGCGTCCTCCACCCCGAGCCTCCCGCTCCAGGACTTCCTCGCCAAGCTGACCATCAAGGAAGAGGAGCGCGACGGCTGGCGCTGCAAGTGCCCCGCTCACGACGACGCCAAGGCCTCGCTCCGCGTCACAGTCTCTGAGACCTCGGGCAAGGTCCTCCTCAAGTGCCGCGCCGGCTGCGCGAACGAAGACATCATGAAGGCCGTGGGCCTGACCATCAAGGACCTCGCCGCGATGACCGCCGACCCTGAGACGGCCGAGCACACCACGTCCTCGACGGACGAGCTCCCCGACGCGCCGGCGATCGCAGCCCTCTCGAGCGAGCTGGACAGCTGGGCCAAGGACCTCTTCACCGCTGAAGGCGCCCCGACGCTCGGCTACGCCGCCCAGCGGTTCGGCATCGAGCCGGAGGACGCTCGCCGTCTCGGCCTGGGCACCACCACCTCGCTCGGCGGCGGGCCTCGCCTCGTCGTCCCGTTCCGCGACCGCGACGGCCACGCCCTCGGCTTCCAGGCGCGTGCGCTCAACAACGTCGCCCAGATTCGCTGGGCAGGGCCGGCCAACCCGAAGAAGGCCAGCTGGACCCGCATCGGCTTCTTCCCCGGCACGAGCGGCTGGGAGGAGGTCATCATCACCGAGGGGCCGGGAGACGCCCTCACCGCAGTGGCCACCGGCTACGACGCCCTCGCCATCCGTGGTGCCGGCCTGGTGGACAACGCCCACACTCTCGACCGGGTGGCCGAGATGCTCGAGGGCCGCGTGGCGATCATCGCCGGCGACGGCGACGCAGCCGGCAAGCAGTTCTCCAGCCGGCTGGCCGAGGAGCTCATCAAGCGGGGCGTCACCTCGAAGATCATGCCCATGCGGGCCGGCCTCGACCTGTCCGACTGGCGTGCTGAGGACCCGGCCTGGTTCCGGCAGGGCTTCGTCAAGGAGGTCGTGAAGCTCGCGGCCGTCACCGCGAAGCAGGCCAAGATCAAGCGCTGGGCGTACCCGTTCGCCGACCTCGGCGGTGCGCAGTACCTCCGCGACAAGCTCCAGTCCGAGGGCAAGCCGCTTCGCTACACCGCAGCCGCCGGCTTCTACCAGCTGGAGAACGGCGTCTGGACCCAGCGGGGTGACGGCGACGTCCGCACCTTCGCGCAGACGATCGGCCGCGACCTCGCCGACTTCGCCCTGGCCGCCGAGGACGACAACCCGGACTTCTCCAAGAAGGCGTGGGAGTACAAGAAGATCGCCGAGTCGTCCCGTGGCATCGACTCCATCCTGAAGGAGCTCAAGTCCCTGCCGGGCGTCAGGGCCGAGCAGGACGACTTCGACCAGCGCCCCTTCCTCCTCGCCGTCCGCAACGGCGTGGTGGACCTCCGCGACGGTCGCCTCCTGCCGCACGACCCCGCCTACCTCCTGACCCGCCGCATCGACGTCGACTACGACCCCGACGCCAAGGCCCCTCGCTGGGAGCAGTTCCTCATGGAGGTCTTCCCCGACCAGCCAGAGCTCGCCAGCTACATGCAGCGGGTCATCGGCTACGGGATCACCGGCGAGACCGACGAACAGTGCTTCGTGGTCCACTACGGCACGGGAGCGAACGGCAAGAGCCTCTTCACCGACACCATCACCGACATCTTCGAGCCCATCACCACCACGACCCCGTTCTCGACCTTCGAGGCGCGTCGCGGTGACGGTGTGCCCAACGACCTGGCAGCCCTCGCCGGCGCCCGGCTGGTGATGGCCCCCGAGGGCAACCAGGGCAAGCTGATGGACGAGGCCCTCCTGAAGCGCGTGACCGGCCGTGACCTCATCGCAGCCCGCTTCCTGCGCCGTGAGTTCTTCACCTTCCGCCCGCAGTTCCTCCTCCAGATGAGCACCAACTACCGGCCGGCCTTCCGCGGCCAGGACGAGGGCCTCTGGCGCCGTGTCAAGCTGATCGAGTGGAGCCGCTACTTCAAGCCCGAGGAGCGCGACTACGACCTGCCGGCGAAGCTTCTCGCCGAGGCCGAGGGCATCCTGGCCTGGGCCGTCCAGGGTGCCGTCGCCTGGTACGCCGGCGGACTCCGCGAGCCGGACGCCGTCGCAGCCGTCACCGACGACTACCGCCGGCAGTCCGACCCGCTGATCGAGTTCGTCAGCCTGACCGAGGACTCCATCTACACCAAGGGCGACCTGGGCGACTCGTCGCACTGGGTGGCGCGCTCCGACCTCTTCGGGGACTTCCAGTCCTGGGCCGACCAGGAGAACTTCCTCGACCTCAAGGGCTGGTCGTCCCGCGCCTTCTACCGTGCGATCGAGGAGCGCGGCTACCCGGCCGGCAAGCGCAACGGAGTCATGGGCTTCAAGGGGATTCGCAAGTCGCAGGCAGCCCCGTTCGAGAACCCTGCTAAGATGGAAGTGAACACCCCGCCGGCCGGCTCGACCATGACCGGCCCGAACCTGGAGGAGCCCGTATGGTGATGCGCACCCTGACCCACACCGTCGCCGGCGACGAGTGCTTCATCTACATCCCCCAGGACACGTCGGACATGCCGGCCTTCATCGGCTGGCTGAACGACCGGGGCAACAAGCCGCTCGCCCTCGACACCGAGACCACCGGCCTCGGCGTCTTCGGTGCAGGCTTCGGTGTCCGGCTGATCCAGATCGGTGACGAGCGCGAGGCGTGGGTACTCCAGGCCAACCTCTTCGCCGGCTGGGCCACCACGGCCATCCGTCGCCACAAGCAGTGGATTCTCCACAACGCAGCCTACGACCTCCAGGTCCTCGACAAGGTCTACGGCATCACGCTGGAGGAGCTCACCCCGAAGGTCGTGGACACGATCATCCTGAGCAAGCTGGTGGAGCCGCACCGCCGTGGTGGCCACAAGCTGAAGCCCCTCTCCGAGGAGCACGTGGACGAGTTCGCCCTCGACACCGCGGACGGCCTGGTCGCGCACTTCAACCGCCTCGGCTTCACCAAGGAGACCGGCTGGCGGCTCATCGACATCCACGACGAGCTCTACAACCGCTATGCCGGCCTGGACGTCATCTACACCGCGCGCCTCTACGCCGTCCTCATGCCCCTCGTCCGCGAGCGGCTGGTCACGCACCTCGCCACCTTCGAGCACACCATCCAGGGCTACCTGAATGTCATGCGCCGGCGGGGAGTCCTCGTGGACGCCGACTACGCCACCTGGCAGCGGGAGAACTTCCTCCGCTCGGGTGAGCAGCACCTCACCATCGTCCGCGAGGAGTACGGCCTCCAGAACCTGAACAGCACCGCCCAGGTCGCTGACGCCCTGCTCCGGTCGGGCGCCCAGCTGATCGAGCGCAACGCACCGACGAAGGCCAACCCGGCCGGCAGCTTCAAGGTCGGCAAGGAGGTCCTCCTCCCGCTGGCCGGCTTCGATGAGTACTGGAACCCCATCGAGGGCTTCGAGAACCCCAACCCGCTCGCTGAGCACATCGCTCTGGGCAAGCGCGACTTCCGGTTCGCTGACGCCTACCTCGGGAAGTTCCTCGACCTCATGGACGAGAACGGCCGCATCCACACGAACATCACCGGCCTGGAGGCCCGGACCAGCCGCATGGCCGCGTCCGACCCGCCCATCCAGCAGCTCCCGGCTGGTGACTGGAAGGTGCGCCGCGCGATCGTAGCCGACCCTGGCAACGACTTCTTCTCCACGGACTACGCCCAGATCGAGATGCGTATCGTCGCGCAGCTGGCCGGCATCCGCAAGATGAAGGAGGCGATTCTCAACGGGCTCGACCTCCACGGCTACACCGCAGAGCTCGCCTACGGGCCGGGCTGGACCAAGCAGAACCGCACCCACATGAAGGGCGCCGGCTTCGGCATCGTCTACGGCGGTGGTGCCAAGGGCCTCGCCCCGAAGCTCGGCATCAGCTACGCGGCCGCGACCCGCGTCGTCCGGGCCTACAACCGCGTCTACCCGGAGATCAAGCGGTACAGCAACAAGCTCCAGCGCGACGCGAAGGCCAACGGCATGGTCCTGCGCTCACCGACCGGCCGCATCCTCGCGCTGGACCGCGATCGCACCTACGCCGCGATCAACTACATGGTCCAGAGCACGGCGGCCGACGTCCTGAAGAACGCCCTGGAAGCGCTCTTCTCGGCCGGCCTGGGCGACTACATCAACATGCCCATCCACGACGAGTTCGTCGGTCAGGCGCCCAAGGCTGACGTCGCCGACGTCGCCAAGGAAGTCGCCCGGGTGATGCAGACCACCATCGGGGACATGATCCTCGAATCAGACGCCGAGGTCTATGGCTCCAGCTGGGGCCACGGGTACGGCGACGCCGAGAAGATGGGAGCGTGGTTCTAATGGCCGCCATCACACAGTACGTCCACTTCAGGGACACGCCGGCCGTCGACGGCCTCTGTCCCAAGTGCTTCAACCCCGCGCTGAAGGAGTTCACGCTCCAGCGCATCAACCTCGAAGGAATCACGACCCTGGGAACCCGGGTGGCGTGCACCGACTGCCGCATCTGGACTGGCCCGCTGAAGGAGTACACAGAATGACCAAGCCCACCGACACCCTCGAGGCCTTCGCCGCGACCTACCTGCGGCTGAGGCAGCTGGTCGCCGATGTGGGAGACAGCCAGTGGCAGCCAGGCGCAACCCCCCGCGCCGTGGACGACACCACCGAGCGCAGCAAGGGCACGAAGTCTGACCCCACCCCGACCATCGTCGTGGACGGCCGGCGGCTCGCACTCCGCGCCGCCGTCATCGAGGCCGAGCAGGCACTCGAGAAGGCCGGCCGGGTCATGCAGGCCGCAGAGCGGCACCTCAACCAGAAGCTGGAGGCACACCATGGATGAGCTGTATCGGATGAAGGCCGGGCGCGAGTCGCTCGACATCACAGAGGAGCGCCGGCTGATCGAGGCAGCGCAGGCTGGCGACGGTGACGCCGTTTGGGCCCTGCTGGTCCAGTATCGGGGCCTGCTTCAGAAGACGGCGAACAACGTCCGCAGCCGGGTGCGGGGTATGGCGCCCGACAAGGTGGAGGACCTCCAGGCGGACCTGGTGCTCGCGGCCGTCGAAGGCATCAAGGCCTTCGAGCTCGAGAAGTTCACGCGGCTCAGCCAGACGCTCCCTGGCCGGCTGAAGGACGTGGCCCTGGAGATGACCACGGCTCTGACCGTGCCGAGGGGCACGCTGGCTCTGTGGTTCAAGGTCTGGCGGGCAGCGGAGCAGGACTTCCGCGAGGCCGAGCGCCTGGCACCCGGCATGGGCATGACGGCCGGCACCTTCCGGGCCATCCAGCACGCCCTCGAGCACGTGGACTCCGAGTGGGTCCATGTGCCCTACGACGCCGGCGTGCCGACTGCCGACGAGGAGACGTACCGCCTCGCCCACCACGCACTCAGCCTGCTCTCGCCGGCCGAGCGTGACGTCATCGAGCTGGTCTACGGCTTCCGCGGCCAGCCCAAGACGGACCAGGAGGTCGCCGACATCCGGGAGGCATCCCCCCGGACCATCAAGGAGCAGCGCCAGAAGGCCCTGACCAAGATGCGCCGCGAGCTCGTGGAAGCCTAGGCGCTCCAGGTCCCGACGATGTCCTGAGCGGGGACGATCACGCCCCACCCGACGAGGTGGTAGTAGACGAGGTCGTCCCCGCCTTCGTAGTAGCTCTTGATGACCTCGCGCTTGTAGATGACGGCCTGGTCGGCGGGGCCGCCTTGACGGTTGGTCACGAGGACCTTCGTGCCACGCTTCAGGTTGGTCTTGTCGTTGCTGTTCATACTTCTATTGTAGCGCGCCCCGCACGCCACCACAGCCCCCAGCTGAACTTCTTCCCGGGAGTTCTTCTGGGGGCTGTTCTGCGTTGGTGCCGGCACGTGCTACTATCGAAGCATGACCAACCACACCACTCGCGAGGCCTGGCTGCACGCCGCCGTCGCTGAACTGAATGTCCTCTTCCAGCGTGAGGGCTACGACGTCCCTGACGTCAAGGTCTCCGTCGGATGGCCCCACGGTGGCCGCAAGAACACCATCGGGCAGTGCTTCCCTGGCGGACTCGCCGGCGATGGCATCGGCCAGGTGTTCATCAGCCCCATCCTCGATGACGCTGTGCGCATCCTGGACGTCCTCCTCCACGAGCTCGTCCACGCCATCAACCACACCAAGGGCGAGAACGGCCACGGCAAGCCCTTCTCCACGATCGCCAAGAAGGTCGGCCTCACGGGCAAGATGACGGCGACCGTGGCGAGCGACGACCTCAAGGTCGAGCTCGAGGCCATCGCCCAGTCGCTCGGGACCTTCCCGCACTCCGCGCTCGGCTCGCCTGTCGCCGGCTCGACCAAGTCGCGCTCCGGCAAGTCAATCAAGCTCGCCTGCGCCCACGGCGAGGACTTCGTGGTCTCCATCTCGAAGGCCCGCCTCGAGTCCTTCGGTGCGCCGCAGTGCCCGTGCCACGACGACTCGATGGAGGTGGCCTGATGGCGATCGTCTACCGCGTGGAGGACGTCAACGGAGACGGCCCCTACCAGTACAAGTACGACAAGGGCTGGGGCGCCGGCATCGAGGAGTCCCCAGCCTTCATCCGGGACCTCTACGACTCCGACCGGTACAGCCCCAACCCGCACCCCGCCCCGACCCACGACGGCATCGCCCACCCCATCGACTTCACCGAGGTGTTCGGCTTCGAGACCCTGACGCAGCTCGGGGCCTGGATGCTCCGCGAGCCGGAGGACGCCCATAAGCTGACCATCGCCGGCTACCAGGTGACCGTCTACGAGGTCCTGGACCAGGACGTCCGTCGTGGACGCCGGCAGGTGGTCTTCAAGAAGCGCCATGCCATGGTGGTCCGGTCCTACACGCTCCACGACGTGGCCGAACTTCTGCCCATCCCCAACGAACTCCCGGGATAAGGGGGCTCCAGCAGCGCCGGTGGCGGGCTACAATAGAAGTATCAAGTCAACCACTAAGGAGACCATCATGAACATCACCTTCCTCCCCACGCGCGGCGGTCGCACCCAGCACCAGCGCGCGGTCCTCGAGGCCGGCGACCTGACCGTCCAGATCGAGGTCGTCATGTGGGCCAACAACCGCGAGGACATGCGCAAGGCTCGCGTGTACGTGGACGGCGAGGTTGACGTCGACTTCACCGAGGCCTACGCCCTCCAGCGTGCCAACGGCTTCGTCGCCAAGGGCGAGAACGCCGAAGAGGACAAGCTGTTCGCCAAGCTCAACCGCGAGGTGGTCAAGAACAAGAAGGCCGTCTTCGAGGAAGCCCTCACGGTCTTCCCCGAGCTCGCTGAGATGTTCCTCGGCAAGAAGGTGACCTTCTCCCGGACGGCCGGGTGCGGCTGTGGGTGCTCGCCCGCCTTCGTGCCCTCCTCCCAGCTGGGCGCCTCGGGCACGTACCAGGACTTCGGCGGCGAGCGCAAGGAGGCTCGCCACATGAAGGTCACCAACGTCTGGATCACCAAGAAGGCGGCATGATCCTCCGCCTCATCCTCGTGGGGGTCGCCATCGCGGCGGCCCTCACGGTCGCCTTCTCACCATCGGACCCCACAGATGACTGACTTCACCTTCCCCCACGACGCCAAGGCCGGCCAGGTGGGCACCCACTCCGCCTACTTCAACGGGTGCCGGTGCACGCCGTGCTCCGAGGCCGGTGCACGCCACCGCCTCGAGGGCAACCACGAGGCCTACGAAGCCGGCCGCACCCGTAAGCCCCCGCTCTTCATCAAGGGCGATCGCACGGTGGCCTTCGACTCCACTGACCCGCGGCACGGAACCATGACCGGCTACACCACAGGATGCCGGTGCCCGAAGTGCTATCAGGCCGGCGTGGACTACCGCGCCGCCAGGAAGGCCGCCAATGCCTAAGCCCCGTTCGTTCGCCCAGGACCGCGAGCGGAGCCAGCAGCTCACCGCGCTGGCTGAGACCCGCTGGGGCCCGAAGCGGCACTGGCACTGCGTCTACTGTGGGCGTGTCGGCTACGCCGTCGACCACATCAAGCCGACAGCCCTCGGGGGCTCAGACGCCGTCTGGAACCTCGCGCCGGTGTGCATCACCTGCAACGCCCACAAGGTCGACCGCGACCCCATCACCTGGATGGTACTCGTCGGCGTGCCCGAAGGCCGCATCTGGAACCTCCTCCAGGCGGCCGCATCGCCGACCTGGACGGCGCCGGCCGCCCTCACTTTCGCCCGTGTCGAGCTCAACTACCACGCCGGCAGGGCCGCAAGGCGCGCTTCTGACCCTCCCGAGGGCAAGAAGGGCAGTTAGGGGGGCACGCTTCCTATATAGTTGTAAGAGGGACTCTCCTTTAGCACTGTATGGATGCGGGGTGCCCTTCGCGCCCTAACTGCCCTGGACCCCAATCCCGACCATCCCCGGCTCCACGGAGCCACCGAACACGACAGGATAGAACCATGAACGACACCGAGACCATCGAGCAGCCGGAAGCCCCGGCCCTCGACCCCAACGCCGGCCGCTTCGCACTCTTCAAGGGTGAGGACTTCGGCTGGGTCCTGCGGGACAACACGACCAAGCCGGCCTTCGACTACCCCTTCCTCACGAAGGCCATGGCGGTCGAGGGCATGCAGCATCGCCTCGAGGGCCACTCGCTCCAGGGCAGCAAGGCCAAGCTCAACGTCTACGGCGAGCCGCTCGAGGGACTGGAGGTCTTCGCATGACCGGCGACGCCACGATCGAACTCGGCCAGCGTGTCCTCCACGCCCGCGCCACCGCCAACGAGGCCGCAGTCGCCTTCGGCCCCGGCAGTGAGCCGGCTGTCCGCGCCAAGTCCGCCCTCCTGGGCATCCAGCGCGAAGCGCGTGAGGCACTGAGCTAGAACTCCCGGACCAACCCGGCTCTCCTGCGGTAGCGTGGGAACCACAACTGAACACCAACACCAACCCCATCTCTCAAGGAGAAACCAGTGAACGCTCTCAACCCCGCCCTCGACGCCGTCCTCCCGCTCCGCACCCACGGCGCCCTGCCGTCGAGCCGCACCGAGGACCAGACGGTCCGCGCCCTCGAGTCGGACAACATCGATGAGGTCAAGGCCCAGCTCGCCCACGTCTGGGCGCACTACCAGAGCCTCGAGTTCATCGTGAACGCCGTGAGCAAGAACCTCGAGGGCATCGACGTCGCCGCGACCAACGGCATCCTGCCCTACGCCGATGCCGAGGTCGCCCTGCGTGTCCTCGCGACCGAGGGCATCGAGGGCGCCTACCAGCTCGCCCACGCCACGATGGACTACATCGCCTTCCTGGGGATGACGCCGCCCGACGCGGTCCGTGCCGTGTACGCCGGCGCCGGCTTCGACTTCAGCGACCCCGAGCGTGAGGGCGCCGTCGACAAGGCCATCTCCGACATCCTCGCGGCGACCGGCCTGGACGACCTGGACGACTGACCTCCAGGGTTCCACGGGGAGGGGTTCCAGCAGCCCCTCCCCACGCGGTAGGATAGGAACATGACGAACAACAAGAAGCCCTACCCCGCCACCCACTTCATGGCCGTCGGCAAGCACGTCGAGTCCGCCTACGAGGAGGGCCGCACCGGCGCCGTAGTCCAGGACTTCGGCGACGGCACCGTGCTGGTCGACTGGCTCGGCTACTCGCTGAAGACGGTCTGCACCCCGTTCGACCTCGAGCCGCTGGAGGCCTGACATGAAGTGCCAGGTCTGCAAGCGCCGCCAGGCGACCCACGTCATCCGCAACGCCTTCGCCTCGTCGGCCAACGGCAAGCGCATCTGCTCCAACACAGAGTGCTTCCGCCGGCCGACCGGAGGCTACCCCGCGGAGGCGAGGCTGATCCGTGGCTAAGCCGACCTTCGCCGACTACAAGGCGGCCGGCATCCTCGAGCGCAAGCCGGTCGCCCCGTCCTGGCTGGTTCGCACCGCGGCCGGCCACCAGTTCTCGACCCATTCCGACCGTGCCCGCGCCGACCACTGGGCCGAGAAGATCGGCGGCACGGTAGAATGGTACACGCCCATCCAGTCCGACGTCTACACCACGCTAGGAGCAACCTATGACCATTGACCACCCCCACACGATCGCCGTGTGGGCCGAGGGCACCAGCGCCCTGGACCTCGAGCCCATCATGGGCGACAAGTCCTCGCCGTCGGGCATGCCCTGGCCGGCCGACCGTGCTGACCTCCGGCACTTCCGCGAGACGACCCGCGGCCACGTCCTCATCATGGGGTACACGACCTTCACGCACCTGCCGGCCGAGCTCAAGCTCCCTGGCAGCCTCGCGGAGCGGCCCATCATCGTGCTGACCCGCAGCCACCTGGCGAAGGTCACCGAGGAGACCGTCTACACCGACGCCATCCGCGCCACCTACCCCGGCAACACGACCGAGGCCGGCGTGGTCATCCACAACCTCCAGCACCTCCCCGAGTACGAGGGCAAGCCCATCGCCGTCATCGGCGGGCCGCAGGTCATCGAGCTCTTCGAGCCGTTCTACGACGAGCTGGTCGTCACCCACTTCGTCGGCCGCCGCTACAAGGGCGACGTCCGCGCCCCGTCCGATTCCTTCATGGACAACTTCAACCCGACCGCCCGCAAGCTCCTGGACAGTGGCGCCCGCGTCACCACCTTCGAGCGCCGCATCCCCAAGGAGAACTGAGCATGGCCACCATCACCGATTCCATCCGCGCCGCCGTCGACGCAGCCAAGGGCCCGGAGGACCTCACCGTCGTCCGCTTCGCCGAACTGCCCGACCGTGGGGAGGCCCAGCAGGAGGCCTTCATGCGGAACGAGCCCTGGCCGGACGAACCGCGCCCGCTGACCTACGCCGCGCTCTACGTGGCCGGCCGCTGGTACATCACCGGAACCAAGGGCCCGGCCGACAACAAGGTCGTCCGCCACCAGGCCTTCATGGAGCGCCTCGCCGGCGACCGCGTCACCTTCGCCGAGGTCGCCATCAGCTGGGAGGTCGCCAAGTGAGCCGCGTCCTCGCCTTCCCGGGCGACACCATCCTGATGCGCACCCCCGGCCACCCGCCCATCGACCGGGAGTACCGCGTCACGGGCTCCGGTGGGGGCCGGCTGACCCTGGAGCCGGTCCTCCCGACCGAAGACGGCTTCTACATGACCACCAACAACGTGCCCTCCATGAGTGGCGTCCTGATCCAGCTCGACGCTGGCGAGTGGACCGTCCTGGGCAACGCGCCAGACACGGGCAGCCGTGCCAAGCGCCAGGTGGAGGAGTGGAACGAGTCCCTCGGCCTCACCCGCATCTACCTGACCACCACCCCGCCGGCCAAGAAGGAGCCCTTCTGATGACCTTCGTCCACGGAGCCAAGACCTTCGAGGAACTCCTCCACCACACCCGCGTCTACGGCGAGAAGCGGTCCAGCCGCACCGGCATCGGCACGCGCAGCATCTTCGCGCCCGACCCGCTCCGCTTCGACCTGACCGACAACCACGTCGCCCTCATCACCTCGAAGGCGGTCCCGTGGAAGATGGCTCTCCGCGAGTACATGTGGATGCTGTCCGGCTCGACCGACACCGACGACCTCCGCAAGAGCTCGCCGGCCATGGCGAACCTCTGGGACCTGTGGGCGACCGATGGTGACATCGGCCCGACCTACGGCGCCCAGTACCGCAACGCCGGCGGCTCGCTCATGCCGATCTTCCCGACCGGCCAGTGGGCCGTGCCGGAGCAGGCTCGCGGCGTGGACCAGCTGCGCGAGGTCGTCAAGCGGCTGGCCGAGACGCCCGACACGCGCCGCGCCCTCATCAGCCTGTGGTCGGTGCCGGAGCTCCGCGACATGTCCCTCGAGCCCTGCATGGTGCTCTTCCAGTTCTCGCGTCGTGGCCCGCGCTTCGACCAGCTGGACCTGCACATCTACCAGCGCTCGGCGGACATGATGCTGGGCGTGCCCTTCGACCTCTTCCAGGGGAGCTTCCTGCTCCACGCCGTAGCCCGGGAGATTCGCCTGGCCTACAAGCAGGAGGTCTACGGTCACCACATGACCTGGTCGGCCGGCGACGTCCACATCTACGAGAACCAGATCGACGCCGCCGACATCCAGCTGAAGCAGTGGGCCCAGGCCGAGCCGATGCGTGCTAGGATGGGTATCGACCCGTTCCCCAGCCTGCGCCTCCTCGACGGCACGCTGGAGGCCGGCCACGTCTCCATCCACGACTACAATCCCGCCCCGGCCATCGATGCCGGCAAGCCCGCCGTCTGAAAGGACACCCCATGCAGTTCCTCATCTTCCTCGCCGCCCTGGTGATCGGCCTCGCGGTGTTGGCCGGCGTCACGGTGCTTCTCACCGTGCTTCTGCTGGCGCTCATCGCAGCGCCGAGCTTCTGGGCCGCCTTCTGGTTCATCCTCGTCGCGTTGCTCGCGGTGACCGGCCTCAACAAGGCCCTGTGATGGTGCTCGCAACCGCAGCCACCGCAGCCTCCGCGGTCACGCTGGCCTTCGTGGTCCTCGTGGTCCTCGTGCCAGTCGCCTTCATCGCGGCCATCTTCATCGTGGTGGCCCTGCGCCTCAGCAAGCGCCGCCGGATCAAGAAGGCCGCAGAGACCCTGGCCGCCAAGAACGCAGCGACCGACGCCGCGATCGCCCGCCTCAAGGTCCAGCAGGCCGAGGACGACATCATCGCCCGCTCTCGCCAGCTCATCCCCTGACCACCGCGACCCAAGCAACCCCCGCTGGGGCCCTTCCCGGCAAACTCACAGAAAGAGACACCATGGCCCAGTTCACCGTCATCGGCAAGAAGAAGGTCTACCGCGTCCAGGCGAAGTCCATCCAGGCCCTCACCCGCGCGCTCCGCCAGGTCGGCATCGTCTGGCAGGCCATCCACGAGGACAAGGAGGCGAAGGCCTGATGGCGACGCAGCTCGAGGGCAACCCTGAGGTCGGCTACACCATCAGCCTCTTCGTGAGCCGCAAGCAGGACGCCCACACCGTCAAGGACGGGAGCTACGACACGCGCAGCTTCCCGGCCGAGACCAAGGAGCTGGCGCGCATCGAGCTCCGCGGCACCGACCTGGAGGCCCTGCTCTCCGACGCCAAGGAGCACGTGGACCTGATCCGCGTCCCGTAGCCCTCCCGGGCGAACCCGCTACAATCGAATCACCCGACACCGAGCGGCTCTCGGTGACAACCAACAAGAAGGAGCCCACTGTGGCCATCAGCAACAAGAAGACGCCGGCATCCCTGGTCGAGGTTCTCGCGAGCAAGGCGAACCAGCTCGAGAGCACGGCGACCACCAAGACCTCGCAGTCCAACGCCCTGGCCCTCCAGGCAGCGGAAGCCGCTGAGGTCGCCACCATCGCCCGCGCCCACGCCGAAGCGATCGACAAGGCCCTCGACATCCTGTCCGAGGCCGGCGTCACGGTCTGACCATGGCACAGCCCAAGTTCACCGTCCGCGATCACGCCGGCGAGCCGATCGCAGGGGATGACTCCCTGGACGACCAGCTGCGCTACATCGCCGCCGAGGCCGACGGCTACGTGACCGACCGCTCGGGGAACGTGGTCTACGACGCCCGCCCTGTGGTCTTCCCCGGGAACCTCCCGGATGAGGAAGAGCCGGAGATGGGGCTGGCATGACCAAGATCGCCTTCGCGGCGGAGGTCCTCTACGGGGCCGGCGAGAACAAGCCCATGAACTCGCCGGCCCGGGTGGCCTCGCCTCGCGCAGCAGTCGTGGTCAGGAACCCCTTCACCGGGTTCAACCTCTGGCTCCGCGCCCAGGACGTCGTCAACCAGGTCCACGGCATCGCCTCCGTCCTCCTGGAGGCCGAGCCGTCTGGCCGCTTCCCTGACAGCCCCACGAAGCGCGGCTTCCGCGACTTCATCAACCCTCTCACGGGGAACACCTTCCAGGTGGCCACCCGTGCCATCATCAAGGAGACCAAGTGACCATCCTCACTCGCAGCACGCCCAAGAAGTCGGCCGGCAAGAAGGCCGTCCCGTTCAAGCTCTTCTTCCCGCGCCAGCTGGACGCTGACCAGGCCCGCCCTGTGTGGGAGGCCCTGGAGGCCGACCCCGACGTCGTTCTCGGCGACCCGTTCGCACTGCCCGGTGTGAGCACCGTCTACCCGGGTGTCGTCTACGCCCGCTCCGGCAGCTCGCTCCACAGCGGCCTCCAGCGGGTGGCCTCCCTGGTGGAGCCCCTCCAGGAGACCTTCCCGGAGGAGCTGGCCGACGGCTGGGTCGAGCTCTGGATTCCGGACGGCTACGAGGACCCGGTCGAGGCTCTCGACGTGACCGACCTCTCCGGCCGCTGACCAACAGGGTCCCTGCGCGACTACTCCCGCGCAGGGGCCCTGTACCACATTCTACCCGCCCCCAATGTGGTATATAACTATGGAGGGTGAAAGGGCCTGACCGGCATCGCCTGCACACCGCTTAGAGGTCAGCTCTGAGAACGGTCCCTGCGGATACCTGGGTTCGACTCCCAGCAGGTCCACCCTACCGATGGTCACTGGCGCAATGGCAGCGCGTCCCGTTGTTAGCGGGTTGGTTCTAGGTTCGAGTCCTAGGTGGCCAGCTATGCAGACACCACCCTGCAGGCTCTCCGGTCGGAGAGGGTGTCTGCTGATGCTCTGTAGTCTAATGGCAGGACGCCCGACTCTGGATCGGGTAGCGTTGGTTCGACCCCAGCTGGAGCAGCTCATGGCACGCGGTAGTGACTATCGCTGGAAGCAGGTAGCGGCAGCACAGCGGGCCAAGCGACTGCCCTGCTTCCTGTGTGGCCAGCCCATCGACTACGACCTCGAGTGGCCTGATCCTCGGTCGTTCTCGGCTGACCACATCCGGCCATGGGCCCGGCATGCAGAGCTTCGCTACGACCCAGGTAACGTCTGTTCCACCCATCTGCGGTGCAACCAGACGAAGGGTGACAGCGAGCACTTCACCGCCGGCCTGGGTGCCCTGAGCCAGGAGTTCTGAGCTCTGTAGCCGGCCACAGGGGGTAGGGGCATCCGATCCTTGCACCCCCCGCCCGCCGGCTCAACTCCCGGCA